ACTTAGTTGGGTGAGAAGGAGTACGCTTCGGTTTGTTAAAACCAGATACTCCTGCTCGTGTCAACCGTGAATCTTTTTTACTTGGCACGCTTCTTAGCCTTGCCAGCCTGAGAGAACGCAATAGCGATTGCCTGCTTGCGGTTCTTGACTACTGGTGCCTTCTTTGCACCCTTTGGGTCCCTGCCTGCGTTAAGGGTTCCGCGTTTAAACTCACCCATTACCTTGGCAACTTTATCTTTCTTAGGAGTACTTTTCTTCATAGTCATCTTCCTTTTCTGCCATAGGTCCTACTTCGCCAACACGAACAATCTTGATGTTGTTGTACTGGGCAATGTTTGCCTCTGTTGGAGCAGCGTTAACTGCACGACCGCCTACACCGTAGGGGTTTACTGAGCCGTAGCATCCACATTTAATGCACATAATTAGTCCTCATCTTCATCTTCGTAGGGGTCGAACAGTGGTATATCAGTTGGGTTAATTGGCTTAGGAAGAATCCAATCAGGGTATGAATCTCTATCCATAATAAGTGTCATACAGATTGACTCAGGGAAGCCTGCCTTCTTAAGCGCCTTCCAGTATTCATTAAGGGCTATGCAGTACTGCTCTAAAGGTGAGTAGTTATCATCAATGACCTGAACCTTTTGCACCTTGTTACTTGCTGGTTTCTTTCTAGCAGCCATGGCTCCTCCTATTTGAATGTTCCCGTATTGCCGTCAAAGGCTTTACCAACCTTGTCGGAAATTCTTACCGCTTCTTGAACCTTTGCCATGGTTGTTCCTGCTGGTTGAATACCTTGAGCACGAGCATCCTTATAGGCTTTTAGTTCTGCATCCCACTTACTTGTAGACATTGCTACTTTAGAGTTGGCATCGCCTACTCCCATTTCAAGGGTTGTAACTTTGCATCCAAAGCGTCCTTCAACATATTCAGGGTGCGTTTGTCTTTGATGTAAATTCATTAGATAGCCTCTATGTAAGCGCCGTATCCCTGTGCTGTTAGGGCATCAGCGGTTGCCTGGTCAATAACAGTGACAGTTCCACCCATGTACAGTTCTTGTGCAGATAGGGTTTCTGTCTGACTTGGGTATCGGTAAGAGGAGTAGATACCATTATGCCGCATCACAGTGACACCTCGTGTGATGGTGTAACGCTCAAACAATACTCCTTCACCCATTGGAGTTTCCTCAACGGTTGGTGTTGTGAATTTATACTGAGTCATTGTTTGTCCTTACTAATAAGTGAAGGGGCAGGGCTTTCGCCCCACCCCTCCCGCACTACTAAAGTGCAGCGATTGATGAGCCTGATTCAATGCGGTATAGCGCAGCCTCACGGTAGCGGGCGAAACCAAGTACGCCGTACCATCCGATTGGGCGGAAACGCATCAAGCGGTCAGTCACATTACCGATAACTACGCCTGGCTCCTGAGCCACAGCCTCAGCCAATGCCTGCTTACCGCAGAGGATTGTTGAGAATACGCGAGTTACTGGTGTAACAGTTACAACTGTTGTTGCTGTAACTGCTGCAGAGTTTGCAAGGTCAACAGTAAATGTTGTTGTTGAACCTGATGTTTCGATAGCAGTAATCTTGGCACCTGTAGCGATACCTGTTCCTGCAATCTTGTCGCCAACTTCTGCACGAGAAGCGATGACTGCTGTTGAAGCAACACCGAATGTAAAGCCTGCTGATGTACCAGCGACTGTTACTGCAGTTGTTGCTAGAGCGGTCTGGTCTGCACCTGACTTAGCAGAGTACATGCGTGGGTTTTCTACATAGAAAGCACCTTCGTATGTACCGATTGTGCCAGCCCATAGGTTGCCCTGTGACTGCTCTGTGTGAGTGTGGATGTCACGCCATCCAACATTGCCTGTCTCAGCACGAAGGTCGTGTGAAACTTCTGGGTGGATACCTGTCCAGTATAGGCTTCCTGACGAGGAACAGCCTTGTTTGTACGCAACTTAGCAACTGCCTTACGAAGGTTAGCAGATGTGATTGTCATACCTGCTGTGATTGTTGCTGTTGATGTTGCTGTACCTGAGTAGATAACATTTGTACCCTGACGAAGTGGTGTCTGGGCAATGACATCTAGTGAGTCAGCCATGTTGTATGCGATGATGTCAGCGATTGCTGGGTCAACATCTGATAGTGAGAACAACTCTAACTTGCGAGTTGTAAGTGATGAGTTTCCTTGCTCGTTTAGAGTTACAGAAACTGTTGAAACATCTGGTAGTGCTACTGCATCTACATCAGATGTTTCTGATAGAGCAGATGTTGCCGCTGCCAAGTCATTGTAAAGTGAGAATACAACGCTTGAACCTGGCATCGCCTGCTGCACTGGGCGCTTGTCAGCCACTGCACGAATCATTGGCTGGGCACGAAGTGCGAATTCTACATAACGGTCATACGCTGTCTTGACGAGTCCCGCCATCGAGGTAGTGTCGTTATATGCCATGTGTTCACCTCCTGGTGATTGGTTGATGTTTGTTGGTTATTTAAATCCAAGGAGTGCATCTAGGTCCTCTTTAGTCTTTACACCTGCTACCTTGGCGAACATGTCCTCATCAATATCTGGCATTGAGCCAGTGGCGATTACATTGTTCATACGGTTTTGTGCTGAGACATCAGGACCTTTTTGTGTTGGCGTTTCATTTGTTTGAGCGGGCTGTACACCAAAGACATCACCATATTCATCTACCCACGCTGCAATAGATTCCTCAGAGGTATCTATATCTTGTGGGATGAAGGCGGAAATCTTTGGGTTTAATCCCTTAGCCTGTAACACATCCTTGACAGTGCGTTGACGGGTCTGTGTTTTAAGACCACTCAACTCCTGTTCTAGTTCTTTTGCACGCTTCTCGAGCGCACGATTTACCTTACGGAGTTGAGACACCACATCTGTTGATGTGTCAATGTCATCTTCGTCATCGAACTGGTAATTTGTAGGCATCAGCCTATCTCCCTTGTTAGTAGTTGTATTCGCAATCCACAATAAGGTTCGGGGAAACCAAACTGGCTATTGCTCCTAGACTTGTACGCCCCCGTGGGCTAGTCGGTCACGGTGGGGATTCTTTTATATTCCTGGTGTTGAACGAAGTGATGCGCCTGTTAAGCCAGAGCCACCACCAAAGCGAGCGCCTTCGCGCTGTGCTCTTTGCTGTGAGGCAAGGATTGCTTCTGGGCTTCCTTCGACAACAGCCTTGAGTGCTTCGCCTTCGTTGTAAACTTCGCCCTCAATACCTGTCAATCTGGATTGAGTAGTGCGTAGTTGTGCTGCTTGGCTAAGCGCTGTCTGCATTTGTTGTGCTGATAGTTTTGAGTAGGCTTCTGTTCCAACAATCTGCTCTGCTTGAGCAGCAGTCATACCTTCTAACTTGAAGCCTCTTTCACGACCAAAGCCAACAAACTGTGCAGCCTTCGCTTGCTTCTGGAGAAGTGGAAGCGCTCTATCTGAATCAAGAACATAGGCAGTAATGCCGCCTTCTCCAATGTTATACAACTCTTGTAGTTGTGTTTTAACTCCTGGAGACATGGCGCGACCTAAGTCTTGACCTACCTGTAGGCGGTCTTGAAATTCTTTTGGCGATACAAGATTTCCAATAAGTTTTCCAAAATCATCAGGTGTGTCATAAAACCCTACTGGTACATCAAAGAAGCGTGCTGTCTGAGCAAATGCTTTTTCATCTTTAATATACTCGGCTTCGGTAATTGTCTTACCCTTAGAGCGAAGTGCCTTCATGCCAGGAAAACGCGCTTGGTATTCTGGTTGTTCGTAAAGTTCAAGAAGAACTGCTTCCTCAGAAGCATCTTCCATAATTCGCTGGTTGATAAATTTAGCAAGACTTCCTAAACCAACCCCGTCAAACATTGCTGTAAGGCGGTCTGATGCTTTTACTTTTGTAGCAAACTTAGCAGCAGCAGCATCGGCTTTCTGTTGTGAAATTAAAGCATCAGTCTTTGCGGTAGCCTCAGCAACTGCTTTAGTGACGGCTGCATCTACATCTGCTTGAGTGATTGATTTAGTAGTTGTTGTTGAAGTTGGCGTAGGGGTTGGCGTTGGGGTTTGGGTAAACCCAGAACTCTGAGTAGTGCTGCTTGCAGGAATCTTATAGAGTTGCCATTGACCTGTATTGGTTCCACCAATCCATTGGTAGTACATACCAGCAGGTGCATCGGTTGGCTTTGAAGCCTTATTAAATAATGGATTGCTTGCTGCTAAAGCCGCTCTGTCTGCTTCTTCTTTTGCTTGTCTTTCTTGAAGAAGTTGCGTGTTAGTTTTTTTGCTTCCATCAGGATTTAATCCTTTGGCAATATTTGCAGCCTGTTGTTCTTTTTCTAATTGAGCAAGACGGGCTTTTGATTTTTCAATTAAAGCCTGTGTTTGACCCAGCATGACTTCATTGGCATCAATAAAATTAGTGCTATCTGTTTGCATTACTCCTGGATTTATTCTAGCCATTAGATAGCCGCCATTCCGAATTTAGTAAGAATTGCAGTACCCCACTTATCGTAGGTCTTTGTGGCATTTTCTGTGTACTGCCAACGCTCATCTTGCTTGATAAGTTTCTCGGCATCCCATGCTGGACGAGCAACAACCTTGCCAGTTTTCTCATCAACCATAGTAAAGATTTTGCCATCCTTCCACAGTGGGTCATTCCAATCGAGGTCATCCTCGTTCTGCTCTAATAGGTCAGCCCACTTCTTACGCTGTGATGCTGTTACATCCCAAAGTGTGCGACCTACTGCAAAGTCATCAGAAAACATCGGATAAAGCAAAGCCTGCTTATCGCGGATTTCTTTTTTAATCTGGTCTGGTGTGGTACGAGCACGAAGTCCACCTTCGGTTACATCACCAATAAGACGGCGCTGATAATCTTTTCTAGTTGTATCGCTTAGTGTAAAGCCCATAAGGTTGCCGTACTCAGCCAAATCTTGAACTGCTGTTGCGTAGGCTCCACCACTAATCTTGCCAACAATTTCGGAGTTACCAATGATTTGGTTCTCCATGTAATCTTCATCCCAGCCATTAAGGAATGATGTCTCTGCTAAACCTTCTAGGTAGTCAGCAATAGTTGGGTCATTAACATCTAAACCAATGGCTGTAGCAAGACCAGAGACACTAATCTTGTATTGATTAACCTTTTGGTTGTAGTACTTCTCACCAAACTTATAGCGTGCAGCAACATTGGCAGCAACAGTTGGTCCATTTTCTAGGTACCAAGAACTGCTGGTAATCATATCTACAATGGCATCAACGGTTCTATTGAAACTGCCGTCTGGATTGCGGATTGAATCGTAGATATTCTTAAGTTCAGGAACATTCTTAAGTAGGTTAACAATCCATGTTGTCATGGATGGTGTTGACTTGTTATCGTCATCCTGAGCAAATGGGTCAGCATTACTTGCTGCGTTAATTCCAGCGATGGTCGTTGTGTCTACCATTATGGTCTAACCCCCAATGCCTTTTCGATTGCTGAGCCAAACACATTTGCTGTTTGGAATTCTGCGTATAGTGGGTCTTTCTTAGCAAGGGCTAATGCTGCAGCAGCAGTCTCTGCCTCACCGAAACCTGGTGTGGTTACAGGTGTCATCTTGCCCTTAATCTTCTTGTACTCAGTCTTTGTAGGTGTTGCCATTTGACGAGCCTTAATGCGCTCTGCAAATGCAGCAGCCTGCTCATCGCCAACAATGGCACCTGCCTCTTGTTCTCTGGCAGCCTTGTACATAGACTTAACATTTTCTTCTTTAAGAAGATTAACCTGGTATGAAGTGGAGTAGTCTTTTCCGCCACCACCCCATAGTCCGCGTTGGATGTCAAGAAGTTGGTAAGGAGTTAACTTCTGTCCTTGACGACCAGCATCTTGTGATGCCTGCCCCCATGCTTCCCATTGTTGCTTAAGTTCAGCCAAACCTGCGCTTGCGCTAACTACACCAGCAGATACAAGAGTTGCCTTCCATTGAGACAAAGCCTTTGGGTCTGCAATAGGAAATTGATTCTTCCAGTCTGTCAATGAAACAACATCTTTCATAGTTGTCTTAGGCTTAGCGCCTCCGCTGCCCCATTGATACTCGCTAACAGTTACTGGCTTGCCTGTGTAAACACCGCCAGTGCTCATGTTTGCAAAACTTCCGCTATTCATAATAGAACCAAGACTAAAGTTTGGGTTGCTAAATAGTTGCTTGCCTGCTGCAGTATTTGCAAGTGCGGCAATATCGCCACCTGCAGCCTCGTATTGTGCTGCTGCCATCATAAGGTCTGTGTTGGCTTGTCCTGTTGCAGCATCAGGCACGCCTGAATCTCCACCGCCTTGTACTGCTAAACCACCAATACCAAGTGCGCCACCACCAAGGATAGCCTGCTTCTTGGTTGGCTTCTTAAGAAATGTCTTTCCTAAACTAACAACCGCTTTTCTTAAACCACCAGCACCAGCCTCAAGTATCTTCGGGTTAACTGAAATGTCTTTTGCGGCAGCACGAAGTTTAGACTCTGACCAACCAGGGTTTTCTTTTTTGAGTATGTCGTAGATTACTTTTTCGTCCATAGTCCTATCCCAAAGTCACAGGGTCATTTTGCAAGAAACGGTTATAGAAATCTTCAAACTCACCAGAGCCTTGAAGAAGTTGAGCGATAGTCTGATTCCACAAACCATCAAGGTCTGAGTTATCTTTTGCTGTTAGGGTGGATGACATTCCGTATGCCTTACGGCTTGCCAACTCTCTAGCAATCTGGCTGCGTAGATTTAGATATACAGCGATAGATTGAACAACAGGTCGGCTGCCGTTTTCCTTCATCCATGTTGGGTCTGAAAGCATGGTAGTCATAGACTGCATGCGATAAATCCACTTGCCTCTATCTACGCTGTAGTAGTCAGCAGCCCAATCCTTATTACGGCTAGTCATGTCAGCAACCATCATCTGCTTAAGGGTCTGTAGTTCCTCAGCACCATTGTCATTGAATGATGTGTAGCCCTGTGCAAATAGTTGTGAGTCCAGAAGGTTCATATTCTTACGGAACTCAATCCAACCCATCTTTACATTGGCATCCTTCTTCAAGTCTGCTGGGTTACGGCGACCTCTGTAGTTCTCTGTAGAACCAGGAACAGGTGCATTGCCATACTGCCATGCGTACACAGCCTCTGAGAAGTCATACTTGCCATCAGGGTCATTGACCAAGAAGCCAATCATTTCAGGTGTAGTCTGACCAATCTTGCTAATCAAACCGCTGTACTTCTGAGTATTCTTAAATGCAGCCTGTGATGCGTTCACACCCGTTGGGTTGTAAGAAGCGCTAATCAAAGCAGGTGACATTTCAGGGTACATCTCAAGGAATAAAGCCTCTGCATCCTGTCCGTATACCTGCTGTAGACGGCGGAACTGCTGTGTGTAGAAACTCAATGTTGAGTCATACTGTGCAGCAAATGGCATTACCAAGTTAGAAAGCATCTTAACCTTGTAAAGGTTATCTGCCATTGTCTTAATCTCGCTAAGTTCAGGTACTGTATTGCGCTCGCCAAGGTTAAAACGAATCAATTCATAGCGGTAAACCGTATTAAATGTACGGCTCCATGCCTCATCCTGACCTCGCAATGAGATAAGTTTCTGTGCTGCAGGTGGGAACAACTGGCGTAGAACGCCTTCTTGTGGACCAAATGGAAGCACTGGCAACACTGTTGATGTAACCAAGTCCTCAAGGTCTGGCTTCATCTTAACTATCTCATTAACTGGCATAGTTACAATAGGACCAAATCCTGCAATCGCTTCACCCTGGAACAGGATATCAAGGCTTCGGATTGGAATAGACATCTGAGTTCCTGATGAACGCAATGCCTCTGCCATTCCTTTACCCCAGCCAGGAATCATGCTAACTGTTTTGATTGCACCTTCTGGCATAGGTAGGACAATCTTGTTGTCATAACTAAACTCAGTTGTTTGGTTACCATCTTGGTCAACCACATTTGGCTGGTTACGCAGAGAAGAAATAACCTGTCCTGCACGGGCGACAACTGCTGGATTATCCTTAGTAAGTCCATACCAACGGCGAATAGTGTTTTCCCATGCGTTAAAGAACGGCATAATGAAACGCATCTTTTCGCCTGCGTATGACTTGCGAATAATAGTAAAGAGTGTGCTGTTAACTTCCTTGCGTGTAGCCTCAATGACTTGTCCGCGTAGGTTGTTAATGTCATCTACTGTAAGTTCAGCAGCATCACCTTCGTTTAAACGCTTTGTAGCAAGAGCAATATCTAAACGATTCTTGTACTCTGCACGATAAATCTGACGGGCTAGTGGGTGACGAGCCACTGTAGTTTCAGGTAATGAACCTAAGAAGTGGAAGGCACGCTCTACAACCTTACTCATACCCTCTTGCCATGTACGGGCTTCTTGGCTTGTAGGCACAATACGACCGATAATGTCTGGCATATTTGGGTTATCAGTAAAGTGTGTACGCAACCATTGCTCTGTTGCATCACCAGCACGGAAGGCTTCTTGCACTTCATTGTCTGGAAGGTAGCGCTGGTAGGCGCTGTACAAGTCACCAACAAAATCTTCTGCATCCATAGATACATTTAAACGCTCTGACATTACCTTGATACCAGGAACATCAATGTTAAACTTACGAGCGTAAGCAACATTCTCTGGCTTGCGTAACCATGCAACAGCCTGCTCTGGCTTCATTCCATTAAGGAACATTTCAACGATTGGGTCAATACGACCATCAGGTGAGCGGAAGAATGAGTTCAGTTGGTTAGCATAACCTGTGTAGTACTCAGGCATCTTGGCTGTGAGGCGAGCCTCGGTAAAGTTTGAGTGTTCTGCTGCGAACAACTGTGATGGATGGTCTACAAAATTGCGGTAGGTTTGAGCATTGTCAGTTTGAGATAGTAGGATTGCTCCACCTTCACCTGCAAATGAATCATCAAACTCAACCATGCTGCCATCATAAAGTCTTTCTGTACGGCGACCTGTGCCTTGAATCTGGCGAGGTGCAGCAATGCGACCTTCTTCTACAAGGCGTGCATCAAGTCTACTTAGCAGACCATTCATGTCACGCTTTGCTGCAGCCTGCCCATCGGCAAACTCACGAACAAGACTTACAAGCCCGTCTGTTGGATACTTTCTTGTGCTGAGGATGGCTTCGAGTTCATCAATGCGTTTTCCAAAGCCCTCCGTGCCAATAACTCGGCGAACGCCTTGCGCTCCTCCTGGGACATTTCCGACACGGGCTTGGGTGCCTTGACCCAATGCAAATTCTGCGCTGGCATTTTTATCTCCTGTACCCTTAGTGTTAATGATGGCATTGTCCCAGTCATCCCTTGTAATTGCAGCAAGGTCAGCAACGCCAACTTGGTTTCTTTCAAGTCCTAGTTTAGCAGCCTTTGCCTTGTCTATGATTACATTCGTAGGCTCAGCCCAGATATGTGGCACGCCATCAATATCTTCAACCCAAGTACCAAAGTGGTCTGCTGTACCAAACTTCTCAAGGTTCTTTTCGAAGTGGTCAGCAACAGAATCAATCCATGCTTGAGGATTACTTTGAGCATCTTCAACTGAGAATGTATGTGTAGCACCACGGATAGCAACAGAGTAACCTGTTGTAGGAACATCGCCAGTAAATGAAACTGTTGCGCCACCATTCTTGATGGTGTCCTCGATTAGTTTAGCCACACGAGATTCATCAGAAAGTAATTGCTGCTGGTTCTTAATTGCGTTTAAACGCCTTTCAGCAAGCAAGACAGCAGGCTGTTCACCAAAGGCTTCTACCATCTCTGGGTCTACAAGAACTGT